GCCGCGACTGCCACGCTGAAGGCCGGCAGCAAGCCCGATCCGGCGCACTACGTGCCGGTGGCCGCCGTCACCGAGCTGCAGGGGCAGGTGGCCGCGCTTTCCGCCCGTCTCAACAGCGGCGAGGTCGACGGCCTGGTGAAAGGGGCCATGGCCGACGGTCGCCTGTTGCCGGCGCTGGAGCCCTGGGCGCGCGAGCTGGGCGGCAAGGATATTGGCCAGCTCAAGGCATACCTGGACAACGCGCCGAAGATCGCTGCGCTGTCCGGCATGCAGGGCAACCCGCCACCGCTCGACAACAAGACCGGACTGAACACCGAGCAACTGGCGGTGTGCAGCGCCATGGGCATCAAGCCCGAAGACTTTCTCGCCACCCTGAAGGCGTAAGGAGCCCCCATGACTGCCCTGACCCGTGACCGCCACACGCCGCTGAAGAAGGCCGAGGCCATCGCCGTGCCGGTCGGCGCCGGCGCCGTGATCCATGCCGGTGCCCTGGTGGTGGCCAATGCTTCGGGCTTCGCCGTACCCGGCAGCACCGCCACCGGCCTGACCTATATCGGCCGCGCCGAGGCGTCGGTGGACAACACCGATGGCGCCAACGGTGCCGCCGCCGTCCAGGTGCGCCGCCTCGCCGCCTTCAAGTGGGCCAACGACGGCAGCATCGTCCAGGCCAACCTGATGCAAACCGCCTACATCGTCGACGACCAGACCCTCGCTGCCACCGACGGCACCGGCACCCGCTCGGCTGCCGGGAAGATCGTCGGCATCGACACCGACGGCGTCTGGATCGAATAACCGGAGACTTCCCCATGCTGGTGAACAAGCAAACCATCTCGGCGGTTTTCATCTCGCTGAAGACCCTCTTCAACAACGCCTTCGCCGCCGCGCCGTCCACCTGGCAGAAGATTGCCATGCGGGTACCGAGCAGCTCCGGGCAGAACGATTACGCCTGGCTGTCCAACTTCCCGAAGATGCGCCGCTGGATCGGCACCAAGCAGGTCAAGAGCCTGGAGGCCTACAAGTACTCGGTGGTCAACGAGGACTTCGAGGCCACGGTCGAGGTCGACCGCAACGACATCGAGGACGACCAGCTCGGCATTTATCAGCCGCAGGCGCAGATGGCCGGTTTCTCCGCTGCCCAACTGCCGGACGAGATCGTCTACGAGGCGGTGAACAATGCCTTCGACACGCTCTGCTACGACGGCCAGTACTTCTTCGATACTGACCACCCGGTGGGCGATGCCTCGGTGAGCAACATGACCACCGCCGTGCTTTCCAATGCCACGCTGGCCGCTGCTCAGGCCAGCTACGGTGCGGCCCGCACGGCCATGAAGAAGTTCAAGGACGAGGAAGGCCGCTCGCTGGACATCATGCCCAACGTGCTGCTGGTCGGCCCGGCGCTGGAAGACAGTGCGCGGATGCTGCTGACCAACGACAAGCTGGCCGACGACACCCCCAACCCCTACAAGGGCACCGCCGAACTGGTGGTGGATGGGCGTATCGACTCCGACACCGCCTGGTTCCTGCTGGACACCAGCAAGCCGGTCAAGCCCTTCGTCTACCAGGAGCGCAAGGCCCCGGTGTTCGTCGAGCAGACCAACCCGCAGTCCGAGGACGTGTTCAACCAGAAGAAATTCAAGTTCGGCGCCGAGGCCCGTGCGGCCGGCGGCTACGGCTTCTGGCAGATGGCATTCGGTTCGACCGGGACCGGGGCATAAGGAGGTAAGTCATGGCTAGCACCACCAAGACCGAGGCAAGCAAGACTGTCCCTGCGGCCGCCAAGGCTGGCGAGCCGAAGATGCTGGAGGGGATCTTCGTGCGCAGCCTGGCCCCGCGCTTTCGCCGCGCCGGCTTCGAGTTCACCCGCAAGGGCTATGGCCTGCTGGTGGCCGACCTGAGCAAGGCGCAGCTCAAGGCGATCATGAACGAGCCGCTGCTCAGCGTGGAGCATATCGAGATCCCGGCGACCGTCGAGGACGACGCACTGCTCGCCGAGCAGGCCGAGAGCCAGGCGGAGTAACGCCCCATGAGCTACTGCACCCTGGCCGAGCTGATCGAAACCTATGGCGAGACGGACATCCGCAATCTCTCCGACCGCGCCAATAAACCCGCTCAGGCCATCGACGAGCAGGTGGTGGCGCGGGCCATTGCCGATGCCGATGCCGAGATCGATCTGCACCTGGAGGCACGCTACCGGCTGCCGCTGGCCAGCGTGCCGGCGGTGCTTACGCGCATCGCCTGCCAGTTGAGCTACGCCGGGCTGCATACCCGTGTGGATGAAAAGCATCCGGCCAATCTGGCGGCCGAGCGCGGGCGCAAGCTGCTGAAGGGCATTGCCGACGGCAAGCTCAGCCTGGGCCTGGACAGCGCCGGCACGCCGGCACCGCTGGCCGACACGGTGCAGATCGCCAGCGGGCGCAACGACTTCGGCGGTACCTGGTGATGGCCGAGCCCTTCGACTACCTGTTTCTGGAGCCGCTGCTGATTGAGCGGGTGCGCGCCGAGGTCGCGGGGCTGGCGCTGGTCGGTGGAGTGCCGGATCTGGCCAGTGTGGCCGAAAGACAGCAACTGAGTCCGGCGGTGTACCTGATCTACCTGGGCGACGAGCTGGGCACCGGACCCAAGGCCCAGGGCGGCCTTGGCCAGGTGCAGACCGTCAGCCAGCTGTGGGCGGCGGTGCTGGCGCTGTATTGCGCCGATCCCAATGGCGAGGGCAGCGGTGCCCGCCGCGAGGCCGGGCCGCTGCTCGGCCAGTTGCTCAACGCCCTGACCGGCTGGACCGCCCGCGCCGACGTGACACCGCTGACGCGCCGGCAGGGTCCGTCCGAGGTGGCTTACGCCGATGGCTATTTCTATTACCCGCTGGTGTTTCAGACCAGCTTCGTGTTCCCGAGGATGCGTACATGGCAACCGTGAAAGTCACCCTGAGCAAGCCCCACACCCACGCCGGCCGGCGCTTCGAGAAGGGCGCCGAGATCACTGTCGAGCGCGTCGATGCCGAGTTCCTGCTGCGCCAGAAGGTCATCGACAAGATTCCCGCCGCCGGCAAGGCCGACGTCAGCTCGTCGCCGGTCGAGACCGGCACCGGCAAATAACCATCATCCATAACGGAGGCCGCGTATGGCTCAGGAAACCTACTACTACGGCCAGGGCAAGGTGAAGCTGGCCATCATCAACGACGATGGCTCCTTCGAGCCCTGGCGCTGGGTAATGGACGTATCGGCGTTGGCCGGTGCGCTCAAGGAGGACACGGTAAGCCACCGCGAGTCGTACGGGGGCAAGAAGGGCAAGGTCCGCGAGTTCGGAATTTCGCCGGATATGACCCTGAGCGCGACGCTGCACAGCCTGAACAGCGACAACCTGGCGCTATTCACCCAGGGTACCGCCACCAGCACGGCCGCCGGTACGGTTACTGGCGAGACGCTGGCGGACGGCCTGGTCGTCGGCGATACCGTCAATCTGGCGCAGATCAATGTCAGCGATCTGGTGATCACCGACAGCGCCGGCACGCCGGTCACCCTGGACCCCGCAAATTACAACCTGGAGGCGCTGTACGGCAGCCTGGAGATCCTCAGCCTGCCGGACTCGCCGGCGCCGACCCAGCCGTTCAAGGCTGCCTACAGCTACGGCGCGAGCGAGCAGGTGAGCTTCCTCAGCAAGACCAAGCGGCCCAACGTGGCGCTGCGCTACGAGGGCGTGAACCTGGCCGAGGGCGGCGCCCCGGTTGTTATGGAGCTGTACAAGCTGTCTCCGGGGCTGCTCAACGAGCTGGCGCTGATCACCAGCGGCAACGATGTTGCCGGTATGCAGGTGAGCCTCTCGGCGCTGCTGGACACCAGCAAGTCCGCCAGCGGGGCACTTGGCCAGTACGGCCGCATCATCCAGGCCGTGTAAGGAGGTTGAGTCATGAGCCAGTCCGAACAGCATGCCGAGGCAACCGATCTGGAGATCCTGTTCTCCGACCGCGAGATCCAGGTCATGGGGCAGACCGTCACCGTGCGCGAGCTGCGGTTTTCCGAACAGTTGCACCACCACCAGCTGCTGGCGCCGCTGGCGGCGGCACTGGTGTCGACCGATCAGGCCTTGATGACGGGGCCGGAATCGGTCAACCGCCTGTACGACCTGATGGCCGAGCACTGGGAAGATGTGCTGAGCCTGATGGCGATCTGTTGCGACCGCGACCAGGCCTGGGTACGCAGCCTGCCGCCGGCCGACGGCGAGAACCTGATGCTGGCCTGGTGGGGGGTGAACAGCAGTTTTTTTATCCGCCGCGCGTGGCGGCCAAGGCTGGCGGAGGCGGTCATCAAGCAAGCTGGGGACTCGTCTTCGCCACCCTCGTCGGCGCCGGACACGACTGGAGCCGACTCGGCAGCTACACCGCCCGCCAGCTGAGGCTGTTCTACCGCGAGGCGCTCAAGCGCGAAGACCGCCTGCAGGCCCGGCAACTGCTGGCGGTGAATCTGGGCATGGTCGGCGGCCGAGAGGCCGAGCATGAGTTGAAGAGGCTGGGGAGCTGATGGCCGATCCGAACATGACGCTGGTGCTGCGTATCCAGGCCGACCTCCGGCAGGCCGAGCAGGCACTGGCGGCGCTCAACCAGCAACTGGGGCAAGCCGGTCAGCAGGGACAGCAGGCCGGCTCCCGACTGGACAGCACGACGGCGGCCGTCGAGCGCCTCCAGACCGACCTCCGCCAGGCCGAGCAAGCGCTGGCGGCGCTCAACCAGCAGATGGGGCAAGCCGGTCAGCAGGGACAGCAGGCCGGCTCCCGGCTGGACAGCACGACGACGGCCATCGACCGTCTTGCCAGCGGGAGTGCGGCGGCCGCTGCTGCCATCGAGCGGTTCAGCGCGGTGGCAGCGGCTTCCAGTCAGGCACTGGCGGCGCTCAACCAGCAGCTGGGGCAAGCCGGTCAGCAGGGACAGCAGGCCAGCTCCCGACTGGACAGCACGACGGCGGCCATCGAGCGGGTCACCGCGGCAGCCGGGGCCTCCAGCCAGACGGCGGCACGCCTGGCGCTGGGAGTCGGCACCATCGAGCAGACCCAGCGCAAGCTGGTCGAGCTGCGGCAGCAGTACCAGCTGGTCACCAGCGACAGCACGCTGTCGGCCAAACAGCGGTCAGAGGCCGAGATCAATTACCAGCGCAGTGTCGCCGCCACGCTCACCCAGCTGCGTGCCCTGCGTGGCGGGCTGGCTGACAACGCCCAGGCCATGCAGCGTTACGGCCTGACGGCAGGCCAGTACCAGCAGGCCATGCGCATGCTGCCAATGCAGCTCACCGACGTGGTTACCAGTCTGGCCACAGGCATGCCGGTGTGGATGGTGGCGATCCAGCAGGGTGGGCAGATCCGGGACATGTTCGGCGGCATGGGTAACGCCCTGCGCGCGGTGGTCTCGGCGATCAGCCCGCTGGCCATCGGTATTGCTGCCGCGACGGCGGGCGTCGGCGGTCTGGCCGCCGCCTACCTGGCCGGGAGCAACGAGGCGGTCAAGTTCAACGAGGCGCTGATTCTCACCGGCGGCCATGCCCGCGTGACGGCGGGCGACCTGGCCGAGATGGCCAGCCAGATGGACGAGATGGCCGGCGTCACCACCTCCAGTGCGGCCGAGGCGCTGACCCTGGTGGCCTCCAGCGGCCAGTTCGCCGGCGAGCAGATCCGCATGGTGGCCACCGCCGCCGAGCAGATGCGGGTCGCCACCGGCAAGGCGATAGAGGACACGGTGGCGGAGTTCGAGAAGCTCCGCAAAGATCCGGTCAACGCGATCCTGGAACTGAACTCAAAGTATCACTTCCTCGAAACCGCCCAGCTCCAGCACATCCGCGATCTGATCGAGGAGAACAAGCACCAGAGCGCCGCTACCGAGGCGATGAAGCTGTACGCCAGCACCATCGCCGACCGCGCCCCGAAGGTCAGCGAGAACCTGGGGACTATCGAACGCACCTGGCGCAGCATTAAAAACGCTGCCAGGGAGGCGGTGGATGCTGCCTTGAGCATCGGCAGGGCCGGTCCTATCGTCCAGCAGATCGCCGAGGTCGAGGCCGAGCTGGTCCGTAACGGCAACCTCAAGTTCCGCGATGCCCTGGACGACCAGCGCGCCCAGGAGTTGCAAGCTCGGCTGAAGAACCTGCGAGCCGAGCTTGCCGCCGAGCAGGCGGCCAGTGCGAAAGCAGCGGCCGGGCCTGGCTCGACGATTGTCGATACCGAGGCGGAGAAGAAGCGCTTCAAGGCTCAGGAGGACTTCGACCGGATTGCCCTGTCGAACCTGAGCAAGAAGGAGAAGCTCGAAAAGGAAATCGAGAATATCCGCAAGCTGGGCTTGGCGGCCGGCAAGAGCCAGGCGGAAATCGACCAGCAGGTGGCCGCTGCCCAGCAGCGTTACAGCGAAAGCCTGGCGAAGACCCGAACCAAGGCCGTCACCGACGATGCGGCCACCCGCATGCTCCAGCAGCTGCGCAGTCAGCAGGCCGCGCTGGAGGGCCAGCTAGGCAGCACGGACAAGCTCACTGAGGCCCAGCGGCAGCAGGCGCAGTTCGTCCAGCTGATCGCCGACCTCAAAGAGAAGAAGATCCTCACCGCCGAGCAGAAGAGCCTGCTGGCCGGCGAGGCGGCGATCAAGGCCCAGCTCGCGCAGAACGTCGCCCTGGATGAGCAGCTGCGCAAGCGCCAGGCCCTGGCCGAAAACGTCCGTACCAATGCCGGACTGGAAGCGGAGCTGCTGCGCGCGCAGGGCAAGGAGGCCGAGGCCGCCCGTATCGAGCTGCAGACGCAATTCGCGCAGGCGATGAAGGACCTGGAGAAAACCGGCAACGCGCGCGGCATCGAGCTGATGAAGGCGGTGCTGCCGATCCGCCAGGCGCAGATCCAGCTCGACGAGATCGGCAAGCAGCTCGACAAGACCTTTTCGCGCAACGACCGGGCCGAGCAGAGCATCGGCGTCCAGCTGGATGCCGGCCTCATTACCGAAACCGAAGCGCGGCAGAAGATCCTCGATCTGCGCCGGAAGGAAGCCGACGAGCTGGAGCGGCAGTTGCCGATCCTGGAGGAGATTGCTGCCAAGGGTGGCACGGCCGGCGAGGCGGCGCAGGTCCAGATCGACGCGATCCGCGACAAGATCACCCTGGCCCGCAATGCCGCCACCGACTTCGAGCGCGCCCTGAAGGACGGCCTGACCGGCGGTATCCAGGACGCACTGACCGGCCTGGCGGACGGTACGCTCAATCTACGCGATGCCATCACTGGGCTGGTCTCCAGCGTGGTGGATGCCATGGCCCAGCTCGCGGCGCAGCAACTGGCCGAGCAGGCGACGGCCGGGATTATGGGGATGCTTGGCGCTCAGCAGAGCACTAGTGGACTGACCACCGGAGCGGCCGCTGTCTCCGCGTCAGCCGTGGAGTTATCGGCGGCAGGGGCCACTTTGATCAGTGGAGCGGCTGCTGTACAGGCAGCGGCGGCCAGCTTAGCAGCAGCGAACCTCACGGGGGCTGCAAGCCAGTCCGGTGGCACTGGGGCTTCTGGAGTATCTGGCACGTCAGGGATCGCAGGAGAGATCAGCGCGGCATCGTCGCAGGGTGCGGCAGAGATGGGCAGCTCAATCACCGCCGCGTCGGAAGTTGGCGGCGGTACGTTCAGCAGCGCTCTGGACTCTGTGTTCACCAGCGGGGCCGATCAGTTCGGCAGTTTATTTGGAAGCCTTAGCAGTCTGTTCAGTGGCGGCGGCGGTGATTCGATCTTCAGCAGCATCGTGGGCGGCCTTGGTGGCCTGTTCGGTGGAAGCACAGTGGCTGCAGCTACCGGAGGACACATCACAGGACCCGGTACGGGTACCTCCGACAGCATCAGATCATGGCTATCAAACGGCGAGTTCGTCACCCGCGCGGCAGTCGTCACGCAGCCAGGCGCTCTGCCGTTTCTGCACGCATTCAACGCTTATGGCATGTCCGCCCTGCAGGACTACGCACGCGTGCACCACGCCACCGGCGGCCTGGCCGGCGTACCGGCCCCCGCGCTGCCTGCGCCGAGCCTGGGCACCACGACCCTGGCCGAGCCGGCCAAGGCCATGGGCGGTGCCACGGTGCAGAACAGCCAGAGCTTCAGCCTCGTCTTGAGCGAGGACCAGATTGCCAGTTCGGTCTGGGGAAAGGCCGGTCAGCAGCACTTCCTCGTCTACCTGCAGCGTAACGCCAGCACCGTGCGCAGCTACCTAAAGGTTTAACCCCATGCCTCATCAGATCAGCTACGTCGACAACAGCAACGGCCAGCTCGCCCACTACAACATGCTCGCCGCCATCCGCCACTTCTGCGGAGGCTTCGGCGACCTGGGGAGCATCGGCTACAGCGGAACCGGCGACGGCACCCTGAGCGGCATCGAGGCCTCGCCGACGTCAGTGACCGAGACCTGGACGCTGACTTGCACCGCCGCAGCAACTGATGGCGGAACCTTCTCGGTGTCCGGCTCGGTGTCCGGTGCCCAGGCTGATGCTACGGTCGGAATTGCCTACGACAACGGCTTGATCGCCTTCACGATCAACGACGGGGCGGCCGACTTCATCGTCGGCGACGTCTTCACCGTGCTCGTGACCCAGGGCGCCGCTGCTGCCGCAGATGCCGAATGGGAAGTGCTGCGCTACGACGACGTCTCGACCAACCACGAGCTGATCCTCAAGGGCTCCGGCCTGAGCCGCACCGAGGAAATCTTCGTCGGCTTCCGCACCTACCACGATGCCTCCGCCGACTACTACAACCTGCTGGCCGGGGTGTTCACCGGCTATGTGGCGGGCAACTCGTTCGATACCCAGCCCGGCGCGCGGCTCTCCGGCGTGCCGGCGCACAACCAGCGGATCGACTACTGGCTGACCTTCAACGGCCAGCGCATCGCCCTGGCGATGAAGGTCGGCACGCCGGTCTACGAGAGCTGCTACGTCGGCAAGATGCTGCCCTACGGCCGGCCCAGCCAGTACCCGTACCCGGTGGTCTGCGGCGGGATGCTCAGCGGTGCGGCGGCGACGCGCTTTTCCGACACCACGCACTCGGGCTACTTCAAGGGTAACAAGGCGGCCCTGGGCCTGCGCACCAACGATGCCTGGCAGCAGCCGTACTGCTATCCCTGGCAGAACAGCGCTCTGGCCAGCACTACCAAGCTGCGCGACACCGGCGGCGTCTATCCGCTGCTGCCGGTCGAGCTGAACGACAACAGCGCCAACCTGTGGGGCGCGCTGGACGGGATTTACTACATCAGCGGTTTCGACAACGCGGTGGAGAACACCCTGAGCATCGGCGCCGAAAACTATGTGGTGATCCAGGATGTCTGGAGAACCGGCTTTACCGACTACTACGCGATGAGGCTCGACGACTGATGGCTTACTACAACGGAACGGCGAACGATCTTACCGCGCTGCGCCAGGCCTTGGTCGATGCCTGCACGGGCGAGGGCTGGTCCTGGGATAGCGGAAACGAGGTGCTTAGCAAGGGGACGATGTACCTGCTCCTGCAGATCCCCACCGGATACCTGACACTGTTAGGGAGGACCAGTGCTAGTGCTGGCGACGCCCCGCAAGTGGTGCGCATCGGCCAGCTGGCCGGTACGCCGCTGGCCTGGCCGCTGGCCTACGAGATTTTCGTATTTGCGAGCGAGGTCTATCTGGTCGTCAACTATGGGGTCGACTATTACCAGTGGGCCGCGTTCGGGCAGTCGACGGTGGGCGGTCTCGCAGGGACAGGCATGTGGGTGGGGGCCAGCGGCGGCTACGGTTCTGTGAGCATCAACATGACCTCCAGTGGCGGAGGTTCCTATTACAATGTCGCTCCTGCCCTGTTCTGGGGAACATATGCCACACCGGGTGCCTATGGGTCACTCAATTGCTATGCACATAGCGACCTCGACGGGCATGGCTGGTGGATGGGTAGCGTGGTGGGTTACACCTTTCCCGGCGCAGCGCCGTTGGCGCCGCTCCCTGCGCTGCTGCCCAATGACTGGAACAGCGAGGCTGTGATGTTGCCGATCCGTGGCTACAAATACCGGCCCTCCTCGACAATCAGTCTTGTCGTTGATCTAGAAAACGCACGGCATACCCGGATAGACAACTACACGCCGGGCCAGATCATCACTATCGGCACCGAAAGCTGGAAGGTGTTTCCCTGGTACCTGAAAGATGCTGCCAACCGATCTCCAGGATCAACACATACCGGAACTTTCGGCTGGGCCGTGCGCTACGAGGGGCCATGATCAATGGCCGTACTCAGCGCACAGCATGTGCTTCCTACCCAGGGCGGAATTGACAACCCGCAGCTGGGTAGTGCCATCGATGCCTTTGCCTGGGTGGACATTCCCGGAGAGTCCGATAGTGCGAGTTCTCCAGGCGGATCGTCTCTGTCTGTCCAATGGCCCGTCGAAGCCAACGGACGGCCGATTTCCAGCCAGCGGATGCGGGCTTTCGTCGACGACTGGTACGACCGCATCCACATCAGCCCTGCTCAGCTCGACCTAGGCAACATCGTCTCCACACAGACCACGGCGGTCACGATCTGGAACGCTTACCGCAGCACATCCCGCACGCTGCTCGATATTTCCGGAGTCGACGAGGGTATCGAACTATCCGGACAGTCGGCGGCACCACTGGCTTTCACGCCATTACAGGAACGCACATGGCAGGTCAGTGTCACGCCTGACGGCGCACCTGTTCTTGATACTGCTCTGGTCTGGAGTTTCGACAATGGCGAAGAGCCAAGCCTTGCCATTACTGCCAATCGCATCATCGCCTGGGCCTTCGCCCCGGACTGGACCGATGGCGTACTGGAGCGGCTGACCTGGGCCACCGACATTATGCAGTCTGAGTCTGGTGTCGAGCAGCGCCGTGCTCTACGCCTGGCCCCACGACGCGAGTTCGAAGCACCGCTGCTGATCGAGGGCCGCGAGCGACAGCTGCTCGACCTGAGCCTGTTCGGCTGGGGAGCACGGACCTGGGCGCTTCCCGTGTGGCCGGATATCCAGCTGCTCGAGCAATCGGTCGTCCTTGGCGCTTCGCGCATCGACTGCGCTACAAGCGGGCTGGACTTCTCTATTGGTGGTCTAGCCCTGCTGCGCGGCGAGTCGGCATTCGTTTGCGAGGTGGTCGAGGTAGCTGCCATCGACGCCAGCGGCATCGATCTGGTGCGCCCAACCCAGCAAGCCTGGCCAGCAGGCTCGCGGCTCTACCCGGCCCGCCCAGCACAGCTGCTCGAGCAGCCGAGCCTAACCCGCCTGAGCGACACAATCCAGTCGGCGCAGGTACGCTTTTCACTGGCTGAGCCCAGCGATTGGGAGGAGATTCTGCCGGACACCCTCTACCGCGGGCGGCCGGTGCTCGAGCAGCGCCCGGATGAGTCGGAAGACCTGACCGCTAGCTTCGCCCGCCTGCTCTCCACGCTGGATAGTGGCATGGCCATGCCGCGTGTCACCGACGTAGCGGCCAGAGCCTTCCAGGTACAGGGCTACCGCTGGCTAGGTCTTGGCCGAAGCGAGCGCAGCACCTTGCGCAGTCTGCTTTATGCCTTGCGTGGACGGCAGGTGCCGCTCTGGCTGCCGACCCATGCCGCCGACCTGGAACTGGTCGCCACGATCAGCGATGTGGCCACCACTATCGACGTGGAAAACGTCGGTTACACCCGCTTCGGTCAGGGAAAGCCTGGGCGCTGCGACATCCGCCTCGAGTTGTGGGACGGCACCGCCTATCACCGGCGGATCACCGGCAGTACCGAGCTGGACAGCGAAACCGAGCGCCTGGCGATCGACAGTCCGCTCGGCGTATCGATAGAGCCTGCCGACGTGATGCGAATCAGCTGGATGGTGCTATGCCGGCTTGACAGCGACACGGTGGAAATCCAGCACATCACCGACAGCGAAGGCGTGGCATCCAGTTCGCTGGTTTTCAGGGGGGTCAGAGACGATGAGTTTTGACGCACGCGAGCAGTCGCTCGCCACGGGCCAGCCTATTCGGCTCTACAAGTTCAGTCGCGGCGTGCTGAGCTGGCTGTACAACAGCAGCGAACGCGATATCACGCTGGGAACCGAGACTTACAAAACACTGCGTGGCGGCATCGAGGACAACGGCATCCTGCAATCGGGTGACCCGGAGCAGGACAAGTTCATCCTCACAGCGCCGGGCGACATCGAGGTCGCCAAGCTGTACCGGACCTATTCGCCGAGCGATGAGGTCACGCTCGACGTATTCGACATGCACTACGGCGACGACGAGGTGCTGTCAAGCTGGAGCGGAAGTATCACCACGGTCGACTGGCCGTCTCCCGAGCGCTGCCAGATCAGCTGCCTGTCGCTGGAAGCCAGCATGGAGCAGCCTGGGCTGGTCGATACCTACAGCCGCAGCTGCACGGCCGTACTCGGCGATGTGCGCTGCGGCGTCGATCTCAACCTTTATCGGGTGACGACCACGCTGCAGAGCCTGACGGGCAGCGAGGTCTCCAGCGGGGCCTTCGAAGCGTATGCGGATGGATACTTCACTGCCGGCTATGTCGAGTGGTCGGTCGGCAGTGGCGAGTACGACCGCCGGCATATCGAGGCGCATACCGGATCAAGCCTGACCCTGCTGGGCGGTACCGCCGGTCTCTCGGCCGGGATGTCCGTGCGCGTCTATCCGGGCTGCGATTTCCTGATCGGCACTTGCGACGGCAAGTTCGACAACGCGGTGAATTTCCGTGGCGAGCCACATCTGCAGGGCGAATCGCCGTTCGACGGTAATCAAGTCTGGTAGGGGGCGCCATGGACCCGACAACGATACAGCTGGTGGTCATGGCTGCCTCGATGGCCATCCAGATCATCATGGCACCGAAGCCGAAGAAGCCCAAGCCGACCGCCTTTGAAGACATCGACTTCCCGCTCTGCGAGGAGGGGGAGGAAAAGACCGCCGTGTTCGGACAGGTCTGGACCAAGAGCTGGATGGTGCTGACCGTCGGCAACTACCGAACAAAAGCTATCAAGAGTAAGGGCGGCAAGAAATGAGCGAAGCGCTTATCGTGACGATCCAGCATCTGCATACGGTGCCGACCTGGACCACCCGCCAGGGCTACTGCCATGGCCGCTCGCGGGCATTCTTCGCCCGCCATGGACTGGACTGGCTGTCCTTCGTGCGCGATGGCATCGACGCGCAGGCGCTGCTCGATACCGGCGATGCGCTGGCGATCACGCTGGTTGAGCATGCGCAGCGGGAGGTAGCCGATGGGCGCTAGCATGAAGGCGGTAACCGTGGGTTATCGCTACTCATTCGATATCCACATGGGGCTTGGCCTGCCAATCGACGAGCTGATCGAAATCCGAGCCAGCGGCAAGACTGCCTGGCGCGGATCGATCAGCGAAAACGGCCAGATCGCTATCGACGCGCCGAATCTGTTCGGTGGCGATAAGGGCGAGGGTGGGCTGAAAGGCACCCTAGACGTGCTGTTCGGCGAGGAAGATCAGGGCGTGCTGGCCAAGCTCGCCAGCATGCTGGGTGGTGTTGTGCCAGCCTTTCGCGGGATCAGCACGGCGTTCTACTCCGGTCTGATCACGTCGATGAACCCCTACCCGAAAACCTGGGAGATCCTGCGCCGTGGCGGTAATCGGCTATGGGGCAGCGACGGCGCCTGGTACCCGGAAAAGCAGTTTATCTGGTTGGCCGACGACCAGATCAAGGCGATGAACCCGGCGCACATCCTCTATCTGATGTACACCGGACAGCGGTTTCGGGGTCTTCCCAGGGCGCGGATGGACGACATCGCCTGGCGCGCTGCTGCCGATACCTTCTATGCCGAGGGACTCGGCCTGTGTCTTGAGTGGAAGCGCTCAGATACCTTCAAGGCGTTCCGCGACACCATCACGTCCCATGCCGGCGCCGAGGTCTATCTGGACCGTAGCACGGCACTGCTCAGCATCAGTCTGCTGCGCGACGACTACGATCCGGAAACCCTGCCGCTGTTCGACGAGGACAGCGGGCTGCTGGAAATGACCCAGGAAGAAGCTTCAAGCAGCGACACAGTTCCGAGTCAGATCGTCGGCAAGTACGTCGACGCTATCACGGGCGAGACAAAACAGGTACGGGCGGTCAACTCCGCCGTAGCCCAGCGCGACAGCGGGCGCTCGTCGGAGACCGTCGAGTATTTCGGTGCTCCGACGCCGGAGATCGCGGGGCGCTTGGTCCAGCGCGATTTGCGCGTCAAGACCTCCGGCCTCAAGCGCTACAAGGTAGTGCTCGACCGCCGTGGGCGTTCGATCAGCCCGGGCCAGCCGTTTCGCCTGCGCTCACTGCGCCGGGGTATCGAGACTGTGGTAGTGCGAGCGGGGCGGATCGAGGACGGCACATTGTCCGATGGCAAGATCACCATCACGGCACTGCAGGACGTGTTCGGCCTGCCGGAGACCAGTTATGTAGCGGTACCGCCCATCGGCTGGGAACCGCCGAACCGCACGCCACAGGAAGTGGCCACTCGCCGGCTGGTGGAAGTGCCATACCGCGAGCTGGCCGGTCTGATCGATCCGGCCAATCTGGAGCTGCTCGATCCGACTACGGCTTATCTTGTGGCGCTGGCTGTTGCGCCGACATCGCTGTCGCTGAGCTACACAGTGACCGACAGGGTGGGCAGTACTGGCGATTTCGTCGTGCGTGAAGTTGGCGACTGGTGCCCGAGCGGGATACTTGTCGCAGACATGCCACTGCAGAGCGGGGCAACCAGCATCGTGCTGAGCAGCACCAGCCGACTTGATGACGTCGAAGTAGGCATGGCGGCGTTGGTGGGTGATGAGATCGTGCGGGTCGATGCCGTTGACTATGACACTTCCACACTCACAATCGGTCGTGGCTGCGCCGATACTGTTCCTGCCAGCCATGCCTCCGGTACTAGGGTCTGGTTCTACGATGGCTTCGAAGGCTGGGACGAAACGGCCTATACATCGGGAGCGACCCTGCAGGCCCAGCTGCTTACCAACACCAGTATCGGTCAGCTCGACCCGGCACTGGCCAGTACCGACAGCCTCACGCTGCAAGGGCGGCAGGGTAGGCCCTATCCGCCGGGAAATCTGCTGATCAACGGAAGCGCTTACCCATCCGCTGTGACCGGCGATGTTGTGCTGAGCTGGGCACACCGCGACCGCCTGCTGCAGGCCGACCAGCTGATCGACAGCGAGCAGGGCAGCATCGGCCCGGAAAGCGGTACAACCTACAGCGCCCGGCTGCTGCGCGCCGATACCCTGGCCGAGCTGACTAGCCAGAGCGGAATCACTGGGACTACGGCGACGCTGAGCACGACATATATAGGCAGCGTGATCGTAGAGCTGTGGAGCGTGCGTGATGGGCTGGATAGTTGGCAGAGCTTGAGCTGGGTGGTGGATCGAGCAGCTTAA